GACCTGTTGGCGCTGTTAAAGCTATTTTTGTGTTCTTTACAAGTCTATGTTCTTTATCCCAGCGAGGAGTTAGGTACATGAAGCATAGCCCTGCGACAGCAGCAACATAGTCTTTTCCTCTCGATGTTCCTGATGCTACTACGACCATCTTCTCAGTCTGTATAGCACGCAAAATAGCCTTTTGTTCATCGTCAAGATTAGCACGAAGAACCTCCTTGGCAAAAAGACACCAATCATTTTGCCAATCGTTAAACTTATCTTTCCACGACTTGCTAATCTTCATCTGAACCAATCGATTCCATCAATTCTTGGAATGGATTTGCATTAACATCATGTTCTGTACGCTCAACATAACCACGCTTCTTACCCTTAGTTTTCAAGAAGAAAATTAAACAGGTAGTATCGTTGTTATTAATGTGCTCAATCAGCTTTGACTCAGCGAAGTCAAGCATTGACTCATCCGCTTCCGCAAGAAGGTCCTGCAAGGACTTAGACTTCTCTTTTTTTTGATAAAAAGTACGCCTCGAAATATTCAATGCTGCACAAGTTGCGGTGATATTGCAACCTTTCTTCTTATATACCTCTGCAATTTTTTCAATTGTAATGTTGTTCTTCATATTACCGTCTTACTTTGTTGCTGTTTCTATAATCTTTGTCAATACATCGTGATAACTTATATTCAGATGCAGGTTCATACATTTTGCAAAATGGTCTGTCGGACCTAAACCCGGAAACAGATTGAAATCTATCAGATAGTATCGTCCTTGCGAATCTCGTCTGAAATCAATCCTCATATAATGCTTGCAGCCGACAATATCAAATGCTTTCTTGGCTATATCTTCCAATCTCGTGTTATAAACAGCCTCGCATATTTCGTTCTCAGAAAACTTTGCCGCATGCGTCATTATATTCCAAGGAGTGAAAAGATTTACCTTAATAGGGTAGGCTTCTTTCTTACCTTCTTTCATTAAAAGAGCTACCGTGTATTCTTCACCCCCAATGAATTCTTCTATCATTGGGGTGAAGCCTGCTTTTTGAATGACATCTGCTTTACTTCTGACTTCTTCCTTAGACTGACACACTGAGTCTATATCCACAAAATTACTATCTTCTCCGAACATAGGCTTTACAAAATACGTGTAGCCTTCCTTTACTTCTTCTATTGTGATCTTACGAGGTGAGAGAATACCATGCCTTTGCAATTCTGATTTTACATACTCTTTGTTCTGGGTAAGAACTATTGTCCTATCAGATTCTACGGTGTTCCTACAACCGTACATAGAAATAGCATGCCTTACAATTCCGTCTCTTGTCTCTGCTATCAGAATATCATCGTTGTCTATATTTAATTCAGACAAAACATCGGAATTTTGTAATTTGTGAAACCGAACATTTTTCTTACCTAAAGCTTCTGTTATGAATTGCGCATTCCGCTTAGACACATAAGACTCTTTATCTGTTATTGTTTCAAGAAACCTTATCATTTCTATCCTCCTTTCTTATTTCTGTTAAACGTTCACTTGCAAGCTCTAATAACTTTGCAAAACTTATACTTGGGGATTTTATGTCGTATTGCTTGCCTATCTCTGTTTGCAGTTTCAAAAGTAATCTCTCGTTTTCTTTTTCATTTGCGAGGATAAGAGCATCACTTTTACTTGCCTGCTCACGAATATCCCCAAATAACTCATCTAAACTGTCAAACGAATCTGGGTACAAAACAACAGTGAAAACAAAATTTTCTTTCAAAGCAAAAACACTTATGCCATCTGTACTTACTGGAGGTATCTCGTCTACGTTAACATGGGCAAACTGCTTAAAATCTACAGACTGAATCTGCTCAAACAGTTTCTTTAATATGCTCGTATTATCATGCCCATGAAGCGAGTTATGAGATAGTTGTATCGCTATTATCTCATCTTTACTCAGCTCACTTTCCAAGCAATACAATATACCGATAGTTTTGTAATGTAGTTTCTTGCAAGCACGTAACCTATGATGCCCACTTATCATTACAAATCGCCCATTCTCTTTTTTGTAACATGATGGTACACTACTTAATCCTGACTTGCCAATATTGTCACACAACTGAGAAAAGTCTTCGCCAGTCATTTCGTTTGCATTCATATCAGCCTCGTCTATAAGGTTAATATCAACCTTTTCGTATTTCCACCTATTTTCCGTTTCCATTATTCAATAGTTTTTGGTATCTATCAATTACTTCCTTGTTATTTGCATACTTGCCAAGAATTCCCTCATAAGCAAGGTATGACGAAGTGCAATGGTCTTTTACTTTCGTATATACACCTCTGTACTTCATGCTAACTGGCTTATGGGTATAAGCACAAGAAATAACCTTTTCTACAAGCTTATGCATTCTTCTACTTAGCTCCCGTTGTACAGTATACTCTTGTATACAGAACAATATCAACTTACTTAATCTTGGGATTGCATTGTTAGTGCAAAAATCTGTCAACTGGAATAAGTCATATCCCTTGTGCTGCGGTAATGTAAACCCGAACCCTCCAAGAGTGTATTTGTCATACATGACAGCAAAGGCATAAGTACACTTGCTTACCATATCGACCTTATTGATATATTTTTTTTGTAAGCATAATAAATAATCTGGACTAACCATAGCAACCCTCAGACTTTTAGGATTGACTATCTTTAAATCACCTGGTGGTACAATCTCATTTACTTCAATATAATTCCCATTATATGACGTACTAACTTCATTTACCTCACTCTGCTTATTACAATACAGGAACCTGCCAGCTGACTTTCTATCAGCACCAGAAGCGTTAAACATAGCTAATTTGTGCATATTTCTCAAAAATGGGCTATTACTAATGAAATAGAAGAAAGTCTCTTTTGGCAGACTTTCCACTAAGTTGTAATACTCGTTACGAGAAACAGAAAAATCAACATCTAAATCACTATTCTCTTGTATAAGCTTAAATGTACGTTTTTGTTTCTTATCCTTGCCATAGTTAAAGAAAATGACCTTTTTGCAGTTAATTGCATCTTGCAATGTTCCTACGTGATATTCGCAGGTCGTTAGCATTTTAAGTAACCTTTCGTTAGCTTTCTCCGTTTTTTCGATAGATTCCTTTGCCTTAATTCTCAGAGCTTTGAAGATTGCATCATTTCTCGCACTTTTGCTCATAAAGAACTTTTGCAAATTTGCCGCATATAGAGCAAGGGCTATTTGCCTTTTAACCGTCTTGTCGTTATAATCCTCAAGCCATGCAAGTTTGTCTTTGTATGTAAGCGTAGTCTTTCCGTTTGCGATCAGATATAACAAATGGCAATATGGGTCTTGGCTATATATTGAAACATTCAACTTCTCATAGAAAAATAACTCATAGTAATACATAAATCCATTGACGATACATATATCCTTATGACCACTCTTTTTTACAGCCTCATACAATGCAGATGCTTGCTTAGAATTAAAGGGGAGAGAATTTGTCAAAAATGTCTCAATAGGATTATAAGGGTTACCTTGGTAAATAAGAGGTACAAGTTCTTCTGGTACGTCATATTTAAGCTTTGTAACCGCCTCGAACTCTTTATATGATGAGATGTTTTTGAAGTCTTCTAATTCATGATTTACGGCATAATAGAAAATACGATACGCTGAATATACGCAATTCATTGCCGTGTAGAAATCGTCTGTGGCATGAAATATTCGAAATTCTACTGTCTTAGTCTTGAAAAAAGCAGAGATATTTACTGCATGACGGATAAAACCTTTCTTCGACTGGTTGGTAAACAATTCTCGTATATCATCAAATGTCTGGGCATTAAGTACGCCATTGTAATACTTCTCGGTAGGAAGCGGCTGACAATTGAATGTCAATTCATCCCAGTCAGAGATATGTGCATATTTCTTGAAGTAAGGGTAACAGATATAGAAGAATAGAAAAACCTTCTTCAGCTGCTCAATGGTTAAATCTCCTGCATATATGTGGACGTGAGTGTCTATACTCCATTTTAGCTTGCCACCAGCCTCTGCCATAGAGTCATAAACTGATTTAAGGTCATGCAAATCTTTCATGCACAACCTCAAAGGAGGAGTATTTACTTCTCCTCCAAAATTCCTATTAGAAGACCCATCGGTGTTAAATATATTCTCTTCCTTACTCCATAAGTATCCTTCTGGGAGTTCTACCTTGGAACGCTCGACATTGCACATTTCAATCTCAATTCCAAAGGTTCTCTTTCTTATATCGCTAAAAAAATCTGTCATTCACAATCTTTCCACTTAAAATGAGCGGAGAGTAGGATTTGCACCTACGACTTCGACCTTGGAAAGGATGCACTCTAACTAACTGAGCTATCTCCGCATTATTGAGCGCAAAGATGGAATCGAACCACCAACCTTTGTCATGGAAAGACAACACTCTACCATTGAGCTATTTGCGCATTATCGTCTGTCCGAACGTCAAGCGTCTTTCCGCTTTGTCATTATGTGGTTAAAAGAGTGAACCTTGTACATAATCTGGCTCTTTCTTTGGAGTATATCCATACTCCGATATTTCTATACCAAGCTTTTCTTTTATCCAGTCCGCCAATATGTGTCTATGACAGAAATCATCTGGCTTTTCGTAACAACAAAGAGCAACATCTTGTCCTCCACTTGCCTGCTCTACTGTTTTTAAGAACTGCTGCATATCTTGCTGAGAAAGGACTTCCGACCTATATCGTCGTGTATATTCTTCTTGCGTTTGCCCATTCGCAAAAAGAATACTTTTCGTTGGGGCGACCTGCTTCAAAGATATTCCATTGAACCAACGTGGCGGATAAAGTGATATTCCTATAACCTTGATTCCTGCCTGTTGCAATTTCTTGCTATTACCAAAGTATGATGTGTATATTCTCATATTATTGTAATTATTTGTAAAGATAATAATATTATTTGAAATTCAAATAAATTTAATTGAAAAAATCTATTATTTAACTATATTTTAACATTTATCAGTGCGCTGTTTTAGAATATCAAAGGCTTCATTTACCGATTCTGCAACATTTCTGACTCTATCATAAGTATTCTCATAAATTGTTGAGCGGATTGCTTCACAGAACATTTGCACTTTCAATTCAAGTTCTTTGTCTTTATCCATATCAATTTGCCTTAAAGTTATAAATAGGTTTGACAACCTTCACAATATCAGCAGTAGGCTCTATCGCTTTCATTATCTCGCTGATAGGCTTGTAAACCTGCGGTGCTTCGTCTACGGTTGCATCATTTACAGAGGTGGTGTAGATACCATTCATTGCATCCTTATACTCGTTCATAGAGATTATTTCTTTCGCTTTGCTTCTGCTCATCAGTCTTCCTGCGCCATGTGGAGCGGAATAATTCCAGTCTTCGTTGCCTTTGCCTATACAAATCAGAGAGCCATCACGCATATTGATAGGGACTATAAAACGTTCGCCTTTCTGTGCACTTACAGCACCCTTGCGGAGTATCATGTCCTTGGTGTCGATGTAGTTATGGATTGTCTCAAATGTATCGACTATGTGCCAACTCATATATTCTGTTATCAATTCTGCTATTGCCTTTCTGTTAAGAGAAGCGAATTGCTGAACTATCTCCATATCATTGATATAGTCCTCAAAGTCTTGCCCTTCTACATAGGCAAGTTCCTTGCTGACTTTTGGCTGCTGCAATTTTCTTAATTCAGTATTTATGTCTTTTTCACGACTTTGCGCCTTCAATCTCTCTATCATTTCTTTCTTTTTGTCAGTCAAACTGTTCAACTTTTCGTATGCAAGATTCTGATAATAGTTACATACTCCAACACCAAGATTGCGACTTCCAGAGTGTATAACAAGATATAACCTACCGTCTTCGCTCCTATCTACCTCGATGAAGTGATTACCACCACCAAGTGACCCGATAGAACGTAAAGCTCTTTGTAAGTCAACATGTTTTGTGCATCTTAAACCGATGAAACCATAGAAGCCCTTTAGTGGCTCTTCGTGAACATTGAAACCAGACGGGATAAACTTTCGTATAGCATTATCCAAGTTTTCAAGATCAATCTCTTTCTCTTGAAGCTCGACAACCAACATTCCACAACCGATATCCACGCCAACGAGATTTGGAGTAACTTTGTCTGTGATAGTCATTGTCGTACCAATAGTGCAACCTTTACCGGCATGGCTATCTGGCATAATACGTATTTTGGAGTTCTGATATGGCTCAAAACTGGCTAACCTGCTAACCTGTTCGTAAGCTTCATTCTCAAATGTTTCAGCAAATACTTTTACTTCATTACCAATGGCGTTCTTTATAATCTTCATAATTATCTCATTTATTACTTAAATCCCCATTCTTTCATATAATCAAACCTTTCTATACCTTTGAACTCATCAAATTCAGTTGGGCTAAGGAGAATTTTGTTGTAACGTCGTTTACCCTTCCACTCCTCAATTACACCGTTCATATATCTTTCAAAGTCTATCGATGAAACACTGAAATAAGTCTGAAATCTACATCCTTGTACAGACTCTCCTAAATATCCGAATTTCTTTATACAATAGTTTGTTACTATCTCTTGATGCAATCCCTCTGTTGAATAAACTGCTACAAGCAAACCATTTGTAAAAAGCCCTGTTTCTGTCAAGTCAGGAGAATGTCTTACCAAAAAGAATTTTATCCTATCCAAAAACTCTTTTCTCTTCTTCTCGTATTCTTTGCATTTTATTTCCGATTCAAAAATTGTTCCGTCAAATGCTTTGAAAATCGTTGCTGATGTTATTCTTTCCATATCTATACTACTTGATTAAATTTCCTAATTACATTCATATTCTCATTTACCAAGTTCACTATCTTATCGTGGTACTTGGAATTTTGGTTGCACACCCCACGAGATTGCACTAATTGATAGCATTTCAAATCTACCTCAATAGTTTCTACTCGCTCATCATTAACCTTTGCAGTTAATAGTAAGCTATCTAATCGTTTGTAATACTTATTGGTAAATACGCAATGATGCATAGCCTTACCTTCTTGTTCTACATCTTTGACCGTTGGCAAAACTTGTATAACAACCTTGTCATCAGAAATTACCATTCCGATAAAGTGTTTACGTGCAACTTCGTATTCCTTTATAGCTTTCTGATCTTCGAGTAATTCCTTTCGCTCTTTTATCTTCCGTTGCTTTTCTTCGTACTTATTGCATAAGTCCATTGCTTTATCATGACCTGCTTTCAAACTAATAGGGCAAATAAACTTAGGATTTCTAAAATCTTTGTGAGCTCTTTTAAGCATATTTACCATATCAATCCACATACGACCATCTTTGATGTGATAATTATGCCGTAAAACAATCTTTACAGCAGCCATCTTGGAAACATCGTTATAATCTATGTTATAGTCATAAGCAAAAGCTCGTAAAAGAGAAAACTGCTTGCATTTCCAAAGAGTTTCAAAGATGTTATTCTTTAGCAGCCCTTCTATAACGTCACGTGGTTGCATATTATGGAAACTTCCTTTTAAGCCGTTGCGTTTCAAAACAGGAAGTGCCGATGTAACTTTTGATGCAGAAATTGGAAGTAATTGAGTATAATCTCTGTGCGAGGCAGGGACCTCTTTTAAGGACAATTTGCTATAGCTATTCCATGAGTCAATATAACTACTATACCAACACCTATTCATTGCTTCTACCTCCATATGCCCTTTTTCGTTAAACCAAAGTCTTACTGGCTCAATTATATGAAAATTCTGTTTGACTTTCTTAATCTGGAAAAAACGACATATCTGCCAATCTTTAAGACGTGAGGATATTACAAAGTATCGATACAGTTTCTTTTGCTGACTTATCTCTTTCTCTGTGTAGGAATGTGTTATGCCCCACATCTTTTGTTCGTCAGAGATAGAACGGAGTGTGGCGCTTAATGCCACAACCTCCCTTTGTATCTTATTTCTTGGCTTCATAGGTCAAAAAAGTGATTGTTCTACAACTTTTTGCTCAACTTTCCTCTTAGGTTTCAAACTCTCACGTTGCTTTGCAAGCTGTTCAGTATAGAAGTCGTTACGAGCCTTGTCTTTCAGCTCTTGCTTCTCTTTTTCTGTCAGCTCTACGGTGTGATTAACGACAACTTTGCAGTTGATTTTCTTACCTGCATCAAGGTTGTCCTCATCAAAATAGTGAACAGCCATTCCGTAGATTTCGTCATCATCAAAACCATTACAACCACTGCGCTGAACTTCGTTAAGAATGTATGTGATACATTCATCAATACTTTTGTTTGGCTTTGCGTATGACTTTGCAAATAACTCGTCAGTCTTAGCACGTACATCCAAGTATTCTTGAATAGTACGCTTAAAATTGTCAGTTGCTTTCATAATTATTCTCTGTATGTATCGTAAATTTCTATTTTGAAGTCGTATTCAGAATAAGCACTTTCCATAATGATAATGTCGCCATACTTTTTGAATATGCTGAGAATATCGTTAAGACTTTCAATTTCTACTTCCCAAAAGCTTTCCTCTCTTTCACAATCTCTAACTATATATCCATCTTCCTCCCTATGATTAGTTCCTGAAGATATAAACTCATTATACCAAAACTCAGTCTTAGCCTCTTTCATAGAAGACACATTTCTTCTGTCCTGATAATGCAATGTTCTATTTGCAAGTACAGCTTCGTCAATTGGTTTTTCTTCACATCCCCAATTACTTGTTCTTTCTACTATTACTTTCATACTACTTCGATTGAATAGTCCCAAAAATCATTATCTCCTAATACGATTTCTGCATTATCGTACATATCGAACACTTTTATTTTAGCTTCTGTTTCGTTAGATGCTTTTACCTTAACCTTTCTCTGTAAGGTCTCAGTAATAATTACTTCAAATTCTTTCATTGCTCTTGTACTAAATGTTATTGATATTACTTCTAATTTCTTCCGCTTGTGAAGCTATGTTATACAACTTCGACATTCTCGCATCAGTATCATCAATATCGAAGTCTGACGTTCTTGGCAAAAGCTTAACGAACTCAACTAAAGCTATATGCCAAGGAGCATCGGCTTTAATATACTCATCTTTCTTTACTAAATATCTGCCTTTGCCAATAGAACAGATAGTGGCACAACTATCCTTTCCGACATTTACTTTTACAGAAAATTCGACTTTTTCTTCGCTTCGCTGATAGTGGTAATCTGAAATCTGACGGAGCAGGCGTAGACGCATCCAAATACTCTCAATCAGCGGTTCTATTTCATTGAAACTGAAAGACCACATATGCCTGCATGCAGAACATTCAACAAGCACTTTCAGTTCGCTTGGCTCGTTCTTTAAACCTTTTAGATATAGTGTATCTTTATGCCCATTGTACCCCATTGAGATAACAGTGCCCTCCTTGTTGATTTTGAACTGCTCCATTGGGAAACCGTGAGGACAACGGATATTGACAAGTAAACCCATTTTGGGTTCTTTCAGTTGGATTATACCAGTCTGCTGCATGTCTGCAATATCATCATTGCTAAACTTGCTTGTATCAATCATTAATTTCCAAGGAATGTATCCATCCTCTCGCAAAAGTGAATAGTTGAAGTCGCCTGGCAAAGTTCCATCTTCGTCTGGAGTAGGTATTCTCCAATAAAGGTTATCCGACATATACGGATATACAACTTCGTACCTTTGATCGTAACGGCAATTGAATATTTCCTCACAAGTACCAATTTTAAATTCCTTACCGTCTATCTTTCTTTTTGCATATTCTCCCATAATTATCAAAATTTAGAGTACAATATATTTTACTTGTTCTTTCTTGCCGTAACCTGAATGTATTGGCTTTGAGCAGCAGTTAAGTTCGCCATCTTCTTTGAAACTATACTCTTTCTTGAAAAGGGCAATTTCATCATATTGCCCGAGTATATTTCTCATATATTGGTATTTCTTTTCTGCCTCTTCTAAATTTATTCTATACTTCTTGGAAATCGTTCTATCCTCAAGATATAAATGCCATTCAATCTCGTATAATGTTATCTTTTCTTTGTATTTCATTGCTCCTTGATTTAACCAAACACCACTTCTCCAAGTAAAACACATTGCATTAGATTACTTGCAGTGTAATAATCACTATCTCCACTCACGAGATCTGCATAATCTTGCGGACATTCCTCGACAAACTTTTTGAAGCCTTTTTCCATTTCTTCCAAAGAAAAAGTTATTCGTAATGGATTTTCGTCGTCATAGTCATATACGAAAGCCGCCAATTTTCCGCCACCAAGAAGAATGTCTGCCCACTTTTCTTCACGTGTTACGCTCTCGTCCTTGACCAAGTGGTTGAGTGTTTTCGACCGTTTAATTTCAAGCCAATCACTCCCATACGTTGCAGTAGAAAATATTTCCACCAGGTGTTCTTTGTTTAACTCGTATTTCATTGCTCTTGTAATTTAATTGTCTAACCTAAAATCTTTGAATACCTTGCGCTTGCCATGAGAAACCGCCTTTTCCATCGCTTCGGAGTAAACCCGAGAAGTAAAGCAAGGTAAACACACCCTCCAACAATTAGAGGTAAACTATCACTTATTAAACAAATAACAAATGGAAATAATAATAAACTCCCAGTTGTAAAAATTCCGACTCTTTTCATTGCTCATTTATTTTAATTGTTATTATTATTTTGATAGTGTAAAGGTAGTCATTTTATTTGAATTGACCAAATATAACTACCTAAAAATCAAATAGTTACATAATATTTAACTTTAAAGCATCTACCATATCAATGCAACATTCGAACAGGTCTCCATAACATTCATATTCGTTCTCTTCGTCTTCCATGCGGTTGCTGTACCAGACACCATATTTATCAATGGTCAGATGGTAGATGACATTAAATTTTTCATCCCTAACCTCATCTGGCAGAAGCCTAATCAACGCTCCGAGCGACCAAGCTGGGCAATCAGCTTGCAAATTATCTCCGTTATCGCACACCTCTGGAAATGACGAACCTAAAGGATAAAACATATCAGCGGTATCTGCTGAAACACCTAACTCTTGGAGCTTCTTGCTCTGTTCTCTTGTTGTTGCTATCTGCGCCATAATCTATTTTCCTGTTAATTCCAACACTTTCTCCTTA